GCCATCTTTTCAATAAATTCTTCAATGCGTGGAGTTTCGAAGGCTAATCCAAGATTCTTAACGGACTGCGCTAAGCGTGTCGCAGCCTTCTCATCTTCGATAAATGCCTTAGCGGCTGCTTTACCGAATTGAGTTATCTTCTGAATGCTAAAGGCAGCGATAAGCGCAGCGCCTAACTTCTTTACGCCTTTATCTAATTTACCTGTAGCCTTCTCGGCATCGCCAAAGGCTTTTTTCCCCTTGAACTCACCGATAATCGGTATGCGTAATTCAGCCATTAGATATCCTTCGCGTTAAACTTAGCGGCTGCCTTTTCAAGCGCCTTGATGACTCCAGCCTTAGCCTTGCCTTCATCTTCTTTGTAAGCCTTAAACATTGCGCGACCTGCCGACTTCCCAGATCCTGTAAGTGCGCCCTGTAAGCGTGGAGTGAATCTGCCTGTGTTGCCAGACTTACGCCCGGCTGTTTCGAAGATAGCGCCAGCGGCGGTCTTATTGTGGATCGATACTGTCTGCACCCATCCTTGGCGGTTAGGCTTAGTCGGTGTCAATTTATAGCCTACGCCTCGACGTGCAAGACCAGCGTCATACTTAGGGAACTGACCCGGCTCAGCAGAGCCTACCCAGCCCGAAGGCATCGAGGAATTCGCAGGCATATAGCCACGAGCCTTCTTGACGAGAGGCTTAAGGAATCCGACCATCTCATCACGTGTGGCTTTATCCAGATCAGGATCGAACTTCTTCAGAGCCTTGCGAAGCGCGTTAGCGCCTTTTAACTCTGTAGGCATCGCTCTGTTCCTTTGCTCTGTCCTTTAATGCTTTAAGAATCATCTGAAGCATCGTAGGATCTAGGTCGATTAAAGATTGTGGTGGGATAGCCGTTTCAATGCTCAAGCGAGCAATGAGGTAGTGGATGCTATCCCGACCGATTAAGCCAAAGGGTCTGACTCAGCAACCTCGACACTCTTTAAGGTATCGAGAAAGTCTGACCCGAACGGCTTGACTGTGACTCCACTTAGTCGAAGGCCTTCCCACGCTAGCCAATAGACATCACTCTGCTTTTCATCATCGCGGAACGCTTTGTGAAATCCCTTTTTTGCATATAACTCGAACGCATACTCTAATCGAGGTGTGATCTCGATCTCGGTAATGCTGTTGTCTGCCATCGTGACTATTAACTTTGCCATGCTGTGCCCCTTTGTTAGTTTTTTAGAATGTACCTGTTGAGGTGACTGCTACTGTACCAGACACGTTAAATGTCAGGCTCTGCATGCCGATGTCGGATACTGCACCATTAATGTCTGTGGTGTTGTTGATAAGGCATGTCATTGTGTAGAGAGGGTTGGTCGCAGATACTGCGGTTCCCTTTTCCTGTAGTAGCACGACTGTGACGTTAGTTCCCCATGCGGCTTGCAAGGTTGGAAGTACTGTCGTTGCTGCTGTGTCGTTGAGCAAGTCGATTGTGATAGATGCAGCCTCTAGACCCTTGACGAACTTATGTCCGCTGTCGCCCATTGCTGTTACTTCAAGTTCATCGAATGATCGGTTAAGTGTTACTGAGGTGACGTACGCTGAGAGATCGACAGAATTGATCTTCAGGCCGACCTTGTTGTTTAGAAATACTGCCATGAGATTATTCCTCGTCTTTCTTGGTAGGTGCTGGCTTAGGTGTTGCTGGTGTTACCTGCCCGATCTTGATCAGGAAGGCCTCTTGCTCTTTTTCCCACTCGGACATATTAACTCCAACTCGTTAGGACTGAGATATTGATATTGCATGTAAGTAAATCACCTGACACGGCACTTAGCACCGCCGGGGCGGATACCTCTGTGACGTTATAGGTGTATGAAGACGCAGCCAGTAGATTAAACACTCGGACTATATTGTCTTCAATTCCGTTGAGATTACCCTCGTTGTCGAGAAGTGGCACCATGACTGAGATAGTGAAATTAGCCATAGGTGAGATAGTTGCATGCCATCCGTTAGACGGCGAAATGTAAGGATCGCTAGGTGCGATTATAACGCTGTTAGCGATAGGCGTAGCAGGTGGGAACGCGAATACTGAGTACTTAGTGTTATCGACTAGCGCTGCTGCGATTCCTGCTCGGAGTGTTGATATGGCGGCCATTAGCCCACCATCGATCTCGGATCGAGATAAGGTGCGAGCATCCCGCGTACACGTGCGAGGAGTGTATTTCCCATTCTATAAGGTGACGGCTGATAGCCATCGATCGTCACTCCACCAGATGACGGGGCTTGACGGCTCTGCCAGATGTCTACTGAGATCATCAATGCGGCTTCTTGAATTGCCGGGACTGTTGAAGGATCTAGGTAGGTATCAGCGGCTAGTTTAGCGTAAGGATTGATCGGATGAAATGGCGTAACGGCGTTATTGTTGCCTGAAATTGCATAGGTGATCGAACGAGTGTCAACTGCTGTGATTGTTTTATTGCCATTGTGCTTAGATCCTGCGCCTGTAATTACTACACTTTCACCGACGTATAAGACATCGGTTACTGGATCTGCGAAATATGATGTGCCTGTATTGGCTGTGTTGCTGTGCCCAATGATTGAAAGGGTGTTAGACCAGATAAAAGGAAGTAGGACATTATCTGCAGCGTCGCAGACTTGTTGCAAGACTGAATCGGCATAGAGAGTACCTACGCCTAGAGCCGTGCGAAGTTCTGCAACTGTTGTCAGAGCCATCCTGTTTTCCTTTCTAAAGACTGGCGGCGGAGAAGGGCACTCCGCCGCCAGCGACTTAGGGTGTTACTTATGCAGCGTTATTGAACTTGAACGCGCCTGCAGCCGCCTTTGTAGCGATTGCACCGTATCCGTAGTAACCGACTTCAACCTTACCTGTACCGACCTTGTCAGCGCGGAGTTGTAGGCGTGGTGACTCGTACCATGTGTATGAATCGCGGTTAACGACGAGGATAGATCCGTCTGCTACTCCTGTAAGTGAGTAATCGACATAGAGGTCAAGTCCGAGGAGTGATCCGCGTAGTGACTGTGATACTGATCCTGCTGCGTTCTGTGGCTGTGAAGCAATGAATAGAGGACGATTTTGTGAGTCCACCATTCCCATGATGTTCGCCCACTGTGTAGGAGATACGATCACGCTCTGTGCGAAGCGAAGTGTGTTGGTGTAGATGCTGTCAGATGCGCGAGCAATAAAGCCAGCCATCTCAGCGCCATCCCAAGGAAGGGTGATTGCTGTTGCATCTGCTGAAGCGCCTGTCTGAATTGCTGTGCGAACTGCAACGTTAGTTGCCTTAGCATAAGCGTCAGCCATAAGACTCTGGAGTTCAGCGAAGAATGCTGGAGAAGTTCTGTCGAGAACCTCTACATCGAATAATTGCATTCCGGCGAACTTCTGTACTGTGACATCTAGGTACTCAATTTCAACCTGAGTGTCTGAGAATGCTGCGCCTTCTGCTTCGATTTCTACTGTAGGCACTTCTTTTACACGAGGGATCTGAAATTTGAAGCCGGCGTCTGGGAGTTGCCCTGAACTGATCGCATCAATTGACGGACGTCCAGAAGTTGACTTGTTGTTGATGATCTCTGTTAGTTGACGTGTTGGAACGAGTCCTGCTACGTCTGTTGTTGTTGTATCTGATGCAGCCGCTAGGTACTGGCGAGCATTGTCATCACCGAGTGATGCGCGTACTGCGTTCTCTAGGAATACATGTGGTGCTGAATCGATGCGTGGTGTTGCATACGCCATCGCCTTGATTGTAGGTGCAGCGGCCTCTACAGCCGCGGCCTCTACTGGTGTAACTTCGACTGTAGGTGTGTTTTCCACTTCTACTGCCTCGCTCTCTGTAGGTAGGGTTTCTTCCACGGCTTCGGCGATTGCCTCTTCCGCTGCGATCTCTAATACTTGAGCAGACTTAAAGGCTGGCTCAGTTACTAGAGAAACTTCTTTTAGTTTTGCAGATGACACGACTGTGTGACCATCGCGTGATGGCTTTGATGCGATGATCTCTGCACCGATTGAAAGTCCAGATACTAAGCCTTCTTGAGCCATGACTAGCGCGTCACTGCCGGCGCTTGATCGTGATAACTTAAATGTCGCGTAGATGCCATCTTCTTTTACTTCACTTGCTGTCATGCGCCCGATTGGCTTCTTCATGTCGTGCTGGCTAAATAGTTTAATGGCTGTAACGTCTTCGATCTCGATAGATCCAGCCTCGAAGGTATAAGCGCCAAGATTAGTATTACCGATCTCGCCTGTTCCCATTGGAACAATCTTTCCTGAGATCTCGCGGCGATCTTCGCTGCACTCGATTGAAGATGCTTCGATGTATAAAGTTTCCATTAGTCATCACTTCCGTTAGGTGTTAAATCTTCCATTTCCATCGCTTGCTCTGTAGTGATAAGCCCTAGAGATAGCATCTTCTCTAATACGAGAAGTCTTTCCATAGGCTCGACGCGTAGGAATGAAGAATCGAGATCAAACTTTACATAGTGTCCAGCCGTAGATATATCATCCATAGATAGTCTTTGTTCGATCGCGGAGATGTACGGCTGGAACGCTAGTGCGACGAGTTGTTTACGCTCATCTAAGATATTGGCATAGGTCATGGATGTGTTGGCATCTGCGCTCAAGTAGTAAGCCGGGATTCCTGCAAGGCGGCTGATCTCTGTAGCAAGATTCTGGATTTGGTCGTTATAGCCCATTTCCTTAGGTGAGAAAGATGTAGGCTCATAAGTTAAAGTCGAAGTAAGATAGGCAGTCGCTCTATTTTGACGCGCTGATTTCCATGCGGCGAGCAATCCTTGAACTTCAGCAGGTGGAAGATCCGCCCCGGAATTCCGAATGTACCCCGACGGCATGGGAGTCTGGGCTAATACGGCCGCGGCCTTCTGGACATCGATAGCGGCTTGAATTGTACGAGCGCCAGTGGTAAGAATGCCTTCATTAAATGATTGAATAGTTACGAGTGAGCCAAGACCTGACATAGGACGAGGACGTCCATCTACTAGGTACTCTGTTACGAATTGTCCGTATGGATCGACTTCAGTAGTTACGCGAGTGTTAGCGACCCACTCGAAAACTGCGCCTCTTCCATCTTCAGAATAAACTTCTGTAATCTCAAGGAAGGCTTGTCCGAAAAATAGCAGGCTGTCTACCAAGTAGGAGATGGTGACGAATTGTGGTTGATGCTTTGAAAGTTGATGCACCCATCGAGGGGCGGCAATCTCTTCGCCGGTAGACTTCTTCTTATACTCAAGCGGAATAGTACCGACTGTGCAGAGCAAGTCACGGCAGCGCTTTACGGCTGGGACACTCATTGCAGCATGTCGAGTAACTGAAGGGCTGTAGTAATAGTTAGATGCGTAGAAGGCATCGCCCATAATCTGAGGCGCTGCCTGTGCTTCTAACTGTTTTGGCTTACGATCGAATAGACCCATAGAGGGCAATTATACACTACATGTAGGTCATTCCGTGTAGATTGCCGCTATCTGTTGAGGCTTTAATAGCATTGATACGACCATCGCTAAACTGATCGGTGCAGATATATCGCCAGCGCTTTTACGCTTTACGATTCTCCACGCTGAGTCATTGACCTTAGCCGCGCAGTTGTTCATCTGTTTAATCAGTTCGTCTTGGCCGTTATGCACGACTCGATTATTAACTAGCCCATCTAGTAAGTCCGAGCATGCCTGATAGAACTGCTGACCAGACACGTCTTGAGTTATCTGGCCGGCATTAGACAGGCGCTCAGCAATCGATTGCGTGGCGTACTTGTCATAGCAGATCATCTTCGGCCGGTACTGATCAGCCCACGCCTTTATTTCAGCCGCAATCTTTAGGTCGTCGACCGATACTTGGCTTTCCCACGTCTGTAGGATTCCCACTCCGATTCGCCCGTCACCCATAATCTGACCAGCAACGAGGCTCGCATTGCGGCGAGAAGGAGATACATCGAAGCCGAATACTGTATAGCCGCCGATCGGAATCTGGAGTGTGGAGTCGCTGGTCGCCTCAAGTACTCCATGAGGCCACGGACTCTGTAAAGAATCAATCCATTGACATAGAAGTTCAGTTCTAGTGTCTTCAATCTTATTAGTTGCAACGGCTTCTTCAAGGGACTCCTCTGTGATGGTATAGCCGAGCGCTGGATTAGACATCGCCCATGCATTGCGGTCTGTGATCTTGCAGTATTGCGGCGCTGAGTATTCGTAGAATCCGAATGACTTAGGCGGTGCTGATAAGGCTCGTTCTCTTAGCGTGTTAAGTGTTTCTGAGAAGGCATCCCCGGCATTAGATGTAAGTAGAGTCTGGGAGTTAGCACGGGCACGAGTCGTAGGGATCGCGGCTGTGTATCCGTCCTTACTGATCTCTCGGACTTCATCGATCCAGAGAAAGTCAGCCGTGCGTCCACGAGATGAGTCACGGGTATCAGATACTAGGTCTAGCGTTGCCCCGTTGAGTAGTTCAATACGCTCTCCGCCATTGGCATATCTGATCGCCTTCGTACCGGCTTTAAGATGAGGAGTATCTTCGATGATCCATGCAATCTCTCGAAAGGTCATAAGGGCTGTGGCTCGGTTAGAGGACATGATCAGATGCTTCATCTCACCCCCATAGAAGAGCCCCCAGATCACCCTCATGCGTCCTAGATGGGACTTACCGTTCTGTCGTGCCACGAGTAGGAGTGTTGTCTTACGAATGTAATTACCTTTAGCGTCTACACGCATCATGTCGTCTAGTAACCACTTCTGCCACGGCAGTAGAGGAGTCCCTAGATCATCTGCCATCTTAGAGATC